TCAAATTTCAATTTTCTTCCAGCTTAAGCCTCTGTCATCCTGATACATTCTTGTCATATCCATGGATTTATGACCTAGGAGCTGGTTAGCGAACTCATCTGATTTTTCAATGCCATAGACTCTGGAGGCTAAACTTCTTATTTCATGAAACGTTGGCGGAGAGCCTTCCCAAGATAGTCCGCTTTTATCTCTTGCCAAAGAAAATGATTTACCAATAGTTTTATCTGCCAGCATATCACCTCTCTGCGAAACAAGAACAGACTCTTTGCCATTTAGTTCATGTTTACATCTATCTAATACTAATTGCAATGTCTTATTGGCTATGCTATTTGAAATGTTCAGTGGTATTGCTATTTTTGTTCCTGTCTTTTCTTGTTCGATCCATAAAAAACCATCTCGTACATCATCCCACTTTAACTTTCTTATGTCCCCTGAGCGCTGACCTGTTAATATGGCTAGGTCCATACTCATGCTTACCCATGGTTGGCAATTAATTACCGCGGACTGATATATAGCCAGATAGTCGCTCTCTGAAAGTCGACTTCTGGCAATTTTATTTCTAGGGACTCTTGTCGCAATTACTGGGTTTGAGTCCGTAACTCCATCTGACATTGCTTCATTAAACATATCTTTCAATATACTTCTCATTAATCTCGCAGTAGTAATATTTCCATTTGAAACAATTTTATTTATATAATCAGCGATATCTTTTGTTTTTATTTCATGAAGAGGGATGTTATTAAAACTATTTTTTATTCTTTTCAAACGTCCTTGATAATCATCAAGGGTTCTTTTCTTTAAATTTCTGTGAATGATAATGTTGTTAAATCTATCAATCCATTCATGTAGTTTAACAACAGTATCATTAGATATTTTTTCTCTTAATGTTTCCTTTTTGCCATAAATAAATAAGTTCGCTGAAATAGCTTCATTTATGGCTTCATTTTTATTTCTTCCCATTCCGTATTCTATTCCAGTTTCTGGATTTCTATAACTATAATATCCTTTTCTGCAATATAGATTAGGTGGTAAGTGTGCGTTTTTGGGGGCTCTGTTCCTTGCCATCTGTTTTAATCCTTTTTAACAGTTTGCTGTCTTTGCTTAATAAAATGGTTGGATTTAATCTATCATAATTAGTTATTTTTTGAGCTGAAGGGAGAATTAAATATTGATAACCATCAAATGTTGGGGCTGGATATATTTTACCTGCGCTAATCCATCGTCTGATGGTTTCATCACTCCGCCTGTGTTTACTTGCAAAATCTCTTACAGTGAAATACTTAACCATAATTAATTTCCTTTTCTATTGTACGGACTAAGTGACCTAAAATCATCTTGGGTCGGAAGTGTTTTTTGTCATTCAAATGGCTGAATTGTGGAGTGTATTTATTTAGTATGATGGATATATTATGGTCTATTTTTCTTCTAATTTAAGTGGTTAGTTTAAGCATTCCCTTGCTATCTTTCGTCGTCCGTTCTAAAGCGTTACATCATCCATTTTTCCGCTTATATTGTTCATCATCATCTCCGCACTCTTTACTACAATATGCGCTATTTGGTGCTGCTGGCATGTCTTCGCACCAGATGCACATTCCGTTTATTGATTTAATTACTGGCTGGCGATTTGATAATGCGGCTTGAATGTGTAATTGTTCTAATTTGTTTGCTTGGTCGATAATATCCATAATTCACCTATGCTATTTTCCATTCATTTAATATTTGATTTCCGATGTTCATCAATTCATCTCTATCGATAGTGCTAATTATCTTTCGTGGGGTGATGTATGGTCTCCATATTAAAAGCATTGAGCCTTTATTATTTCCGTTAACTGGTTTGTTGGTACCAGCATTAATAAAAGATATTCGACCTCCTGTAATTAATCTCACTTCATCAACTGTTTCTAATGCCGAATTAAACCAACCTACTGATGTATCAGACGGAATTAACATCACTATAGGCTGTAATTGCTTTTTACATTGCTCGGTAGCTTTATTAATCCATGGCTGAATATCAGAATAGGGCGGGTTAATCCAAATAGCTCCATAACTTTCCCAATCACAATTTAGTGAGTCGTCCTTTTCGGTGAGGTAATGAGTGCAAAGGTGGTTGTTTTTATCGGCAGCGGCATCTAAATAGAAACCGAATTCAGCGTCCAATGCTGTAAATAAAGGTAGGGGAGTTTGCCATCTATCACGCAATTCCTTTGGTGTATGGCTACCTCCGTAGTCAGCCTTCATCCTTGCTATCACTAATATTAAAAGGCAATCCATCGGCTTCCATTGGCTTTATGTCAGTAAACTTACATGGAATAATTAAACCACCGAACTCTTGAGCGAACATCAGCGCTTGCTTTGCCTGAAGATGTACATATTGTTTTGGTAATGCTATTTGATACGTAATACCATCAATTAATACCAGCGTCGTCATTGCTTGAACTTGTTTTATTGTTATTTTCCGCATCCTTCATTAATAAAAATAATTCCATAGCTGCGCGGTATGGGTTTTTATTTACTGAGATAAAGTCATAATCAAGGCTGTCAGCTGTCCATTTATTAGAATGGTACATTGGTGATAGCCCTATCTTATTATCAATAATAATCGGCATTGCATCAGATGGGTTGTTGCAGGGGGCGAATAACTTTGTTGCCGACAAGATTAAAACTCCATTTCTTGGAGTGAATCTAATTCCTAATTTCTCAGCAACCTTTTTATTAATCTCGAAGTCAGAAAGTTCGGTGTATTTATTCATTGATTAATTCCCAATATTCACAAGTATTTTTCTTAATAATCCCGCCTGCTTCTAAGTGACTAATAATGCAACTAACCTGACTACGTGAATAATCAGGGTGGCATAAGTGATATAGCTCCTCGGTGGTAAGTTGATTACATTGAAGAACTTTTATTATTCTCTCTCTTAATTTATTCACTCCCTCATCACCTCCCTACAAACTATCTCAACATCCCGCACCTGCATTAACTGCACTTCGCGACCTTCACACTCTTGCTTGGTGTATATTTTCTCTGTAACAGGCTCGGCAGAGCCATGCATTACAAGCAACAATACATATCCGATTATTTGCATTTGGTTACTCTGAAGTTTAGATATAAAAAAACCTGCTATTGCGGGGGTACTTATGCAAAACATTATTTGCTTTTCTTGATGTCCTATCTATCACTAACCCATAGCAATACAATAGAAATATAAGCAATGCTAAGACTAATATTGCTATATATTCATTAAAATAAGCAATCAGAAAAAACATAGCTAGCGCTGGTGATAAAATTGAAATTAACTTCATGGCTGCAAAGAATTTATATTTAAAAAGGATTAATAACTTTGTTTTATCCTCCTCATCATTTAATGCCATGTATAAACAAAACAATGAAAATGAATTTATTGTAATGGATATTGCAAAGAATAGCATTGATAATAATAGTTCTATATAAGCTAGAGAGCTAATTGATTTAATGTTTACACTAAGCAATCCAATGAAAAATGTAGCTGATATAAGTGTTAATGATGCTGATGATATAAAATGAAAATTGTAATCTTTATTTCTATATTCATCATCTGACAATGATGTGATACTCAACCCTTTATGGGTTGTGCTTGAAGAGAATAGTTTTCGGTAATATTTTCTAAATTTGGTTTTCATAATTCAATAGATGCCAAGTTAATATACAAGCGCATTACTTTACTAATTTATAACTATAAACTCAATAACCCATACCCATTCGTTATTAATCCAACTATCAATCCCGTATATTGATTGCCATAGTTCTTTGTATGCATTTTTTGCGGTTATATATGGCTGATTGCTGTTTGGAATATAAAATCCAACTAACCAATTGCCGTCATTCCCATAACGACCAGCCGAGATGCCTTCCGCTATTGCATCATTAGGTGATATATCCCGAACTTGCTGCAACCAAACATCAGTAATTTCAATTTTCCCTTTGATATTACCGTCTTTGTCTGAAATGTTGATGATGTCGCCAATCTCACCATACGGGCAATCAACATCAACAAATCCATGGCGCCATGCCGCGCACACTTGCTCTGACAGTGAATAACCATCTTGCCATGCACCTAACTTGCGTAACTCCTTCTCTGTTACCTTTGGCTGTGGCTCAATCGGTCGGCGTGTCTGCGTTTTTCTGCCGTCCATGACAGCCGCTAACATTGCATCGTTAAACTTGATTCTGTCTTTCATATTCATTCCTCTTCATTGGCATCCCTGCGAGTTAATTAAATTTTGCATATAAAAATCCCTCGTCGGTTAAAACGATAATGGAAGCCCTGCTCGTTACAGGGCTGGGATTAATTAGTATAGGCGCGGTGTTTGGTTGCGGGTTAGCTTGCTATTTAAGCTTTGCTGCAAGTTTTTGATGAAAACCCCACAATACTGAAAGCGGTCATATAGATGACCAGCAATAGGAGATTCTAGTTTTCGGAGAATAGGGTATAGCTCATTTTTCCAAGACTGGTGGATAACATCAAAGTGTTTAGAAAGGACATTGATGTTATATGCGTCTTTTTCTTTTTGAGTGACACTTGGTGTCATTTTGTTGCCGTATAGCTCGGCTTCCATTCGGTTAAATTCAGCAATATAAGCCTCTTTGAATTGCGCTGCTTTTTTGCCAGTAAACCCCATAACCAAAAAGACAAAGCCGTCCTTGGTCATTTCGTACATTGGGCGAGGTTTACCTTGTTCGTCGATATATTCAGCCTCCGCAAAATTGCTGGCGCTAAATTCTTGTGAGCAATCAAGGTTGNGAATCTTCTTTAAAACGTCATCGTGACGCTTATTGAAAAACGATGATACATCTTGCGAAGTGGTGATCGTTTTGTGATTTTTGATGGTGACGCGCGGAGTAGTCGTATTTACAACTGTTATAGAAGGGTTCATTTTTAAGTCCTCGTAGATTATTAACCCTTGTTCAGAGGGCGGTCGGGCACTTGAACACCGCTACGAGACGGCCTGCAATTTTCCCTTTCGGTATTGTATGTATTGCACGCTACCCGACCATAATCTATGGACGCAAAAAAAACCGCAAGACTGTCGGGTGCGGATATCCGCTCGTAGATGGTGTGTTCAGCACCTACGTGCAATCTACCGCAGCCCGTTAAATTCGTCAAGTCACCANCCTCTTCATTATTTGCATCCTTGCACTGAGTACTTTGTTAAATCACGTAAATAGCGTGGCGTGGGTAGGGGAGTCCGATAGGGGCAAAGGGGATTTCGTCATCCCAACCCATAGGCGGGTCATTCTGTGGAGCTTGCTGCTGTGACTGATGAGGTTG